AGCCGCTCGAACCGCAGCATCAATACCAGCCCAAATGGCTCCATGTGCCAAGAAGTCTTCCATTTTGGGCATCTCAAAGGACCCAGTCTTGGTGGCTTCTTCTAAACCGCCAACAACAGCTCCAGTTGCGCCCATTCCCATCATTTGACCCAATGAACTAAGTTGCGATTGAAGTATTGGTGACTTAGATGCTAAATGAATAAGTGGCTTTGAAAACACATTAGCCAAAGCATTTATAGGTACAAATGATCCAATAAATTCTCCACCAAGTGCAGCAATATTATCGCCAGGCTTCAAACCCGGAACTAATTTAGATAGACCTAATGTTGCACCAGCGACTAAACCCCTTGCCGCTTCCGCATCACCCATCTCATACATACGTTCAAATTCATCAGTGATATCGGGTTCATATCCTTGTGCAGCCAGTTCTCTGTCTGTTGGATTCTGTTGAACTTGATCGGGCGCATCCTCGTAGTAGTTAGCCAGTGGATCATCGCTTGTAGGCTCTTCATAATACGCGGCTAATGGATCATCACTTGTTGGGGACATAGGTTATCCTTCCTTCTTCGTACAGCTTCTTAGCTTCTTTCAATGGAATCGGCTTAAGTTTCTTGCCATCCTTGGAATATAGATCTTCAATAAGGTCGGTATCTTTCTTACCTTTAGTGTTAATTTCCCACGCCTCTTGATCTACAAGCGCATCTTGCAACTGTTCAGTAGAAGCATCAAACGACTTTAGTTCTTGCTCAGGGACAAGCCCTTTGTACTTTTTAATTAAAGCAGATCTTTGTTCAGCTCTAGCAAGTCCTTGTTGTCCGATGCGTCTAAGTGCGTTAATTTTACCATTAATAGAAGTTTGCAAGTCACCAGCCTTCATTTGAAATTGCTGTTGGATAATCTTCATCTTTTGAACCGGAATTGGTCCAACCGGGTTAAACAACTTGATAATGGGTTCAATGGCTGTAAATGCTAGGTTTTCCATCTCCGCAGCTGATTCAGTGTTTAAAGCCGCTTTTGCGTACCCTTTTAGTCCACTTAGCTCATTTTTAGATAACTCTTCAATTCGATCTAAGTTAGCCAAAGCATCTTTAACTTTTGGTATCTCACTTTCTAATCTTTGCAGATCTTTAGCCGCTTCACCTTGAATGGTTTCATCAAACTTGTTCTTTGGGGGTGCTTTGTTGAACTGAGCAACCTTAGTTCTAGCCGTGGCTTCTGTATCAATTGTAGATAACTTGCGCGCCTCTTCTTCAGACATATGTGGCTTATACATCTCATAAACAGATTCTTGAGCTCTAGTTTTATCTTCAGCTTTATCACTTGCCGCTTTTGCTTTGGTGTATTGTTCATTTAAAGCTTTGTTTTCATCCATCAAGCCCTTTTGAGACTTATCAATACCTTCCAACAACTGTAAGCGTTTAGTTGGTGCAATTTGATTGTTGTTAGACAATTCTAATTGCGCTTGGCTGTAAGCTCCATACTTGCCCATGTTTTGCTTGTATTCACCTAGAATGCGGTCCATCTCCGATCGCTCTTGATGGCCTTTGTAGGCGTCTTGCACCTCGTCCATGAAGCCGCCAATACCTTTGCGCTTCTTGTATCCTTGGTCTCCGAGATCAACTACTTGTAATGATGGCATTAGACGCCTCCTGGCATATACTTCAACGCTAAATCTTGTAACGCACCTGAGAATTCTGGGTTACCGGAGACTGATTTAATGATGCTGTCCATCCATCCACCACCGCTATCACTGTTATTGTTTCCGGATTGATCCACGGCAAATGTCTGTCGATTCTGTAAGTTCTCAACCGCATTTCTCTTGGCATTGCGGGTGTCTTGGCCCAAGTCAAACTGGTACTTAGAACGTTGACCTTGCAAGTTCTCTTGGATGTTTCTGCCTTCTCTAGCAAGAGAATCACCAACATAACTTGAATTTTGCAGCCCTTGGCTACGAAATTGTCCCGTGATTGTAGGCGCTCCCTTCTCTGCGAAGTCTCTCCATGCGGGATTGGCAATTGTCTGATCAAACACCGAGTTGGCTTTTTCTGCGTCATAGTTATATAGATCAGCCAGTGGACCTTGACCCATTACTGCTTGATGTTGATTCTCATTCAATGCTTGTTGTTTTGGATCTAATGTGGAGATCTGCTTGGGTTTCTTCTTCTTTTTCTTTCCACCGAATAGACCTCCAAAGAATCCAGCGGTACCACCTATTGCTGCTCCCCATGGTCCACCGACACTAAAACCGGTTGCAGCGCCGGATGCTGCGCCACCAAGTCCACCACCCCAATCTGCTTTTGGCATAATCTTTTCCTTTGTAAAGCCGCTTTACATGGCTATTTTTAACTGATGATCGTCCACACAACATTGTCCGGATCTGTCCGAGATGTCATGATCCATGCTTGATTTGTATCTATGCGCACCGCTACATCTCCAACAGAAAATGAACGGTTACGTTGATCATTTGCCGCCGGCGCAACCCCAGTCAATACGTTCTTCTTAACCATCAATTGTAACGCGTTGGCAATATCAAAGTACATATCATCCAACTCGTTGAATAGCAGTGGATTGTCCAGTGATGAAGCAGAGCCCCAGTTCCGGGACAACGGCAGGTTTGAACTTGATGTCATATAATTCTCCCCGTTCCAGCGAAGCCCGGCATCATTGCTTGTATCTGTATCTTAGTGCCCGCTTGTGTGTTCTTCATCCGGAATTGCAAGAACTTACCCACTTGGTTAATCCAAATCTTTACCCACTTCTTGTCTTCACTAAAGTTTTGAATGTCCGTAGAAGTTGCCGACAAGTCAATTAGATACTTGAAGGATGGATTTGTTGGGTCCTTGTAGTCATTCATATAGACTTCCAGCTCAAGAAACGGTGTATCCGCCACAACAGTTTCTTCTCCATCTACCATTTCTATGTGGTCAAGCGTTGTATTGGTGCAAGTCACATAAAAGTATATCCAGCCGCACTTTAACTTCTTATCCATGTTGACAAATGGATTGAACTTCTTGGTCAATGCTTCAAACGGGATGACTCTTGAGGCGGTACCACCAGATGTATATGCCGTAAAGTTAACCGTGTCAAAAGCAAAGTCAACCGTAAATGAATTGTAGTTCACATCTATAGTCTTAATGACGCCTTGTTTGTTGTTGATCTCAGTCATCCCTTGAACAGCTGTAAAAAAGATGTAGTCTCCAACCTGATAGTTGTTCCAGTCAGTGGTAACTTGCGCTTGTTTGTTTCCGGGTCCCTTCACAAGTGCTCTTATAGGCTGAGGATTGTCTTGGTTTTCATTTTCAGTCAGCTTCCACACCTCACCCTTGTGTCCACCGCCTATAGCGATTGGTACAGCCTTGGCGTATGGAAATGCATTCCATGAAGCATATTTAGCCGCTAAGTCATCCCAATTTGCAAAGCCGGCCGCTGGTGTTAAGTCTGCCCAAGTGATTGTATTAGACACCTCAAAGTTACCCATGCATGACAACGGCAACCGGTAAATGGCATATGTATCTTCCTCGAAGTTAGACACTAAGATGCGATCAGATGATTCAGCCGCCACTAGCGCTGGACGAACATCGCCCTTGGAGGGATATATCATGTAGACATCTCTATCTTCGTCAATAAATCCTGAGAAGACTGACTCGAAGTACTGGTTGTTGATGGAATTGTATGCAAAGTCCGGTAGCGTTTCATCCATACGATTGACTGTATAACCATCCACAAGTATTAAACCGCGTGGAGATGCCGCCATTGTTCTGTTGAGATATGAAATGACAGAGAATGCAGCCTTGGATCCACGGGAACCATCGACTTTTTTCAAGACAAATGGTGAAACATCGTTTCCGGTGTACTTTAACAGCCATGTTGAACTTTCTGTGAAAAACATCAAGTCATCACGGTTAAACGCTGCACCAAAGAAGAATGTGTTGTCTGGGATGTCAATGAATCCAGCACCCGGAGTTGTCAAATCAAAGTTGTCACAGTTGGTACCGAATCCAGAGATACGTATACGTCTTGGAAATAAGACACCTGCTTCGATGGTTTGAAACAGAATCAACCGATCTTGAAACTCAAACATTTGTCTAGCGTTTAATGTTCCACCGGCAAATGTCGGTGCATAAGCCGTAACCGTTGTTCCATCCCATTGTTGGATGACATCACCACTTTTTCTGTTGGAGAATAACAATCTGGGTGCAAATGTCGGACTTGCATAATTAACCCATGACCAGAAGTCTTGAGAACCACCGGTATAAGGCGTGGCTGTTATGTCAACCAATCGATCAGTCGCTCTGTCATAACGATTCACATACGTTGTATCTGCAACAATCAATTCCGGGATGTTCGATGATAGATTTGGATAGAAACGCATGATTCCCATGACCGGTAGGCCGGGATGATAGTCATATGTGGCAAGAACGGTAGACAATGCCACGGGAGCCGCCAGAAAGGTCACTGTAGCCGCTCCAGTCGTATAGTCAATGGTATTCACCCCCATAGGATCGATATCGCCTACAAGGGCCCCTAATGAGTTGTCTGTGACCACTTGCACAGGATTGCTGCCATTAATAGTAATTGAACCCCTTGCAACAGGCGTTGTAAATGTAAATGTAAACACTTTGTTGATGCCGTTAATTAAACCAGTTGCAGGGGCCAATGCAGCAACGGAATGAACCATACGGCTTTCGACATATGATGACTTGGATCCGGTTGCAAATCCCGAGTAACCATCCCGTTTGTTTGTCACTCCACGGTAGACATAACCATCAAACAACTCGTAGAAAGCATCATCCACACCCAGCCATGGTTGCAGCTGGCGGTCAAGACCCGTTGCATAGTTCGCGATTAGGTAGGGTTGGTATGACATTATGGTGTTGCCTTGTTAACAGTGACAACAAATGAAACTAGTTGGATAGCCCCTGTTGAGTTAGCAAGATAAAGATCTCCATTTACGTCATAAAATAATAGAAACCCAGCTCCTGTAGGAGGTGCAGTGTTGGTAAATCCATATGTTTGTCCGGTTGTTCCGGATTTAGCCAGGTTGGCCGAATATGCCTCAGCAGTTCCTTGGATAAAAACCGCAGCATTTCCAGAGTAGTTGTATGCTGGATTTGCAAACATGTTTACAGAACCTCCAATCCCCACAAACCCTTGACCGATCACTAAAGTTGAACTTACAGCACTTTCCGGCGTTATTTGATGTTCAGTACCAGCGCTATCCGTGTAAAACAACTGGGTTACACCACTGGCGCTTTTGGTATACAACTGACCTACACCTGCAATTGGTGCCACGGGGACTTGTTCCGTCATGTGGATAAGGTTGTGCCATCCATCATTTGCAAGTGCACCGTTGTTGAACTGGTGATCTGCACCAATAAGTGTTTGCAACCGTCCAAAGTTTGCTGACAGCTGAGAAGGCAAAATGCCTGGTGAATCTGTAGATAAAGGGGTATTGGCTACATATGTCATATTAATCCTTTAGAAGTCAGGTCCGGTTCTTTGTGAATTTAATTGATCCCATGTACGGGCTAATACTTGGCCTTTATGGCGTCTGTAGACCTGAAAGACCTCGTTGTACCGGTCCATCTCTCCGTAGTCGCTTAAGATCTCTAATGCTGCCCCATAGGCCAGATACCGCATCAGATATGCAGGCATGACATCATCTTCACCCGCTTGCGGTGGTGTTGCACCTAAGTTGTTATTCGCCGTTGTTCCGCCATAGAAATAGATCTTGATCTTCTTGGCTTGTATGCGAACGTTATAGGTTTGATCCGGCGGTCCCCTAAAGGTCAAAGTGTTCGCATAATACAAAACATACGTCGGCATCTGAGGCACAAAAACAGTTGCATATGGCCATCTGTAATAAAAAGTCCCCGGATCTGTGTACCAAAACATCTTAAAGGTGTTCGGGTTCCCACCGTTAACGTTCGGTGGATAAGTCACATACGCCAAGGGACCAATGGTTGAAAAACCCAATGCATCTAAATCGACAGGCAACGGATCTGAAGTGCTTGTATCAATCGTGAAGTCCCACCAAGTGTTGTCTTCAAAAAGACGTGCTTCTTGCGGATGTTCAACTTGTAGGAACATATTCAAGTAGTCATACATGATGGGGTCTGTAAATGCCGGATCTTGTGTGTCCGTACGTCCAGTCACATTCCTCATGATCTGGATCACTCTTGAAGCATTCTGTGTAAGAACCGGTCCTGTCTCTGTCATTTGGTACTCCTAGAAATCAATAACTTGGCAGGAGAATCTTGGATCCTCACCGACTTGTCTTGTTTCTGTAATTGTATCGCCACCATCTTGCACTTTGACTTCGCCAAAGATCGGCACGGATAGATTGTTTAAAAACTTGACGACTGGTACTGGCAAGTCATACTTACGACCCGGCTTCAGTTGGCCCTTCCACTCGATGTCTTTATTGCGGATGCAGACTTTGAGAACGTTCTGCGGTTGATCGAAACGTTGGAACTTTACGGTCACTTTCTTGTGAAAGGACTCATCTGGCACTTTGATCTTCATCTTGTTGCGTTCATGCAGGCATGTACGGTTGTGCTTACGGACGTGTGCATTGTAGATGTCAAAGTCACCAATGGTTACAAATTTGAACGTATCAAAGTCAAAATTCACACGTTCTTCTTGTTCTGGTAACACTGCGCCGGCGAGAACGGCCGCTTCAATCAGCTCTGAGTCTTTTTGTTTCTGTGTCTTCTTCATGATTTCCATGGGGTTTAAATAAAGGAGGGGTTTCCCCCTCCAAGTCATTACGCAACGTCGCCAATTGAAAAATATGCATTGAACTTGGTAGCTTTGAAGTAGATAACATCGTTATCCGCGCCCATCACTGCTGTTCCTAATGTCAATTTGTACTGAACTGGGTAGTCTTGAATTGAATTCTGTGGAGCTGGGAAGTTACTTTGTGAAGAAACTTGTCCAAGAAGTGGGGAAACTTTCGTTACTTGTCCACTGGAGGTATAAGCTCCAACCACAGTAATTGGCAGACCGAAAGTGTCATACAATCCAAATGTCGTCGCGGAAAGAACCTTGACTACAAATGTAATGTTGTTAATTTCAGCAGCCGCAGTTCCAATCACTTTAGTAATAACCACACGGTCATAATCACTAAGATTATGGTTCGCAGTAGTTGTCACTACACCTGGAGTTGCAGTCGTAATCCCGCTGATGACAAGATGTTGATTTGCAAAACCACCAGTGCTGTTGTTGATTGTGATGCCGTTTGTCGCTTCTAACGTACTAGTTAAAGTAGTTGTGGCACGTCTTGTGATCAAAGCATCTCCCGCAGGAAAGTCTCTGAACCAAACTCCACTCAGGTTGTTATCGTTGGTGGCATACTTTGTGTAATTCCACCACTCAAACATATCTGCTTGCCATGGCAATACAAGAGGGTATGCCGCGCCGGCAGACTGTAAGTAACCACCATAAGTGTTTGTTACTTGTGATAGTTCTCTTGTGCCTGTGAAGACATTAAGGGCTGTTCCAATAGGTGCTGTCATTTTCTATCCTTTTGTTGATCTAAGGTTAATTACCCAGCTGTCATCTAGGATTACGCATCCAAGACGACCCTTGTAGCCCATTGTCTGTCTTTGGTTCAACGGATCTTCACCCGCTCCCAATGGCTTGATGATCATTTCCATTGACTGATCATCGATCATGATTCGTCCGTAGCCGTTAGCCGCGAACATCAAATTCGAGTACACTGCTGGAGCAACTGAAGTGTCCTTGTAGCCTTCAGAAGTCATCACTAGGCGAACTTCATCACATGAGCCAAGCTCACTTTGCAAAACTGATTGCTGTCTAGGGTAGTCAGCTGTTGCCAAAAAGTTACTGAGGTTTTTAAAGTCAGTTCTTAAATCTGTGCTAATTACCATCCAGTAGGCCGCCCATACAGGCGCTGTCAATTCTGTTACTTTTATGACCTAGTAAACTAGGCGGGGAAACCTCTTCGGATCTCCCTCTAGGTATTACTACCCAGTTCAGACTATCGCTTCTTCAAGAGATCCATGTTCAGTGGACATTGAAGTCTTCTCACTTAGTCGTTCACGGTCCTGTGGAAACCAGGTTCCGCCTTGTTATCCTTCGCTTAAGCAGCGGTTAGGAACTCCAAGTCAATCAGAGAAGATTTTACTTCGGCACACACTTTACCGAACATATTTTCGCCTTCGATATTCGGGCTGAGTTTCTTACCGTTGTTACTCTCTAGGTAATCCACAGCAAACTCTAGGTCTGTTGTCGTCACTTCTGTGATCGCTGCCCCGTTGACCCCGTTTAGGCAGTCGATCTGCGCCGAGGTCGCCACGAGCATATTTCTGACTATTTTGTCATAAGTACTTGCCATGTTCTGTGCGAGCATGTCTGCTACTTCATTGGCGGTCTGGTCCTGGACTGTTACAATCACATCGTCAGATAGCTGTACTACTTTCTTTCTGTTACTTTATGACAACTAAAGAAAATACTTGTCACATGAGACAAAATTTTTTAGTTGCGGGAGAGTTCTTCGACATCTCCTCACGAGTTTCATATAGCTATAGCTCGTGTTCAGACTGTTGCATCTCTTTTCAGAGCCATCGCGCTCAGTCGTTCAGCCTGCACATGTAAATCCGCTTTACATTGCTTGGCCCTCGTTGTCCAGCTTTAGGAGTTCCGAGTCAATCAGCGACGGTTTTAATACGGCAAAGTTAGGCTGCTAATGCCCACTGTTGTCTACCGTACTGCGAGACAGTCGCCGTAATATCAAACTTAGTCACTTGTTCTGCGGCTGGTGTTACGCCTTCAGTTAGTGGTGTCAGTGCATCTGCCAAGTTGTCAAAGCGTCTAAAGATCGCGTTCTTCGAGTTCTTCTGAGGAATGCGTCTTTCTTGCGCAAAGTAGGCGTACGGGTAGTACGGCTGGTGTCTGTCAAGCAGAATATTGTCAAAGAACAAGTTGACTTCTGGATCGACTTGAACTGTTGTTGTTGTTCCGTTGGCCATTGTTTAACTCCTAAGTCAAATAATGATTTGACAAGTGAGATAAATTTTTTTATACCTCGCCGCGGAGCACCTTCTGTCGATAGTCCCTGAACTCTTTTTTCCCTTGGATGCTTTTCAGATACTCGGATCCTGTTGGTTGTGCGGATTTACCCACTGCAACCGGGCTTCCGGGCTTCTGAGCGTTCTCCATTATGCGTTTGGCATCTGATGCGCCACGTGTATCTTTTGGCTTCTCTGCCACTAGATGCATGTAGTCATCTACAATTTCATTCGCTCTGGCTAAGCGGTTCACGGCATTATCCAAAGTCGCTGCTAACCACGGTTTCTTGTCCAAAATTGGTTTCAAATATGTATTAATCTTTTGAACAGCCTCCGGATTCATATCTTGATAGACCTGCTCCAAGATCTCGCGCTTTGTGATAGCTTTCTCTTGGCGAAATGATGACTTTGTGATCAATGCTTCTGGATCTTCATCTTCTTCTTCTACTTCTGGCTGTCGAGACTGCTGCTTGTTCATCAAGTCTTCGTACACTTTTGTGCGTGTCTCATATTCTTGACGTTTGCGTCTTTCGGCCTGTAGAGCAGCAAGCGGAACCATCTTCGGCTCTTCTTGATGATTATCTTGAGACTCGACTTCCGCTGGCTCGGAGACAACCGCTGAAATGTCTTCTTGTTCTTCTGTAGTCATAAAGCTCCCGTTTTTCTGCCTAACTTGGCAGTAAGATTGTTGAACCCGATTTGTCGCCGGTTACGCGTATGGATTTCCCAAGTGTGGGAAAGCTTAGGGTGTCGTCTGGGTGCATTACCCAAAGCAACGTTTTTACTCCTCGTCTATTATCCACCTCATAGACGAATGATTTCTTAATCAATCCGGGCTTCTCTAGACATGCTTGTAGAAATGGCTTGGCTATGTACTTGTCGCCCTTGCGATGCATACTGACCTTGCCGAGAATCCAATAGGTATCAAGATCCTTGTTCTCGTTCATGATGTGTTCTAACTGGTCATTAAAAATGTCAGTCAGACCTTCACGCGCTTGAACATGTTGATCCATTGGATTCAGTCCCACTAGCATGGCATACCTCTTAGAGATTCTTTCTTCGCTTGTGCATCTTTAGCACCCATCGCTTTCATGCGATCAGAGCAACCATATCCCGCGCCAATAGATGAACCTTTAGCAGGTGTCCCTAGTGGATTGTTCTTGGTACTGTAATTGCCATGTGCCTTTGAGCCTGCTGAACCTGTTGGTGGGTGATAACCGGGGTTATTTTGTCCACCGTGAGTGTCCATGCTCGGCATCATCTTGTTAGATGTAGCTGTGCCTTTTGCCATTGTTTACTCCTGTTTGAGCGCTTCCGCTCGTTTCATGTCCTTTTGCAACTGGGCTTCCGCTTGTTGCATTTCTTGCTGCCTAAGTGTGGCAGCGAGCTCTAATACCTCGGTCATTCGCTTATGAGGTACGTCTTGTATTTCTGCGATTGTCTTGGCGTTGTCCAAGAATGCCTTCGCGTGGTTCTGTACCACTTCAGATTCGCGTTCCTTGGCGAGGCCAATGTCTGCCAGTACTCTAGCCCGTCTTTCCTCAGCCAATGCGTTAGACTGGTTAATAGATGCCATATTAAGGGCTTGTTCCATCTGCATTGCTTGTTGTTCGACTTGCGCGGCTTGTTGCTGTTGTTCTTGTTGCTGTCTGAGTAATTCATGGATCTTAGTCGCCCCTTGGATTGGTGCATTCTCCAAGATTTGATCCCATGGAATCGGTGCACCCAGTGAGACTAATTGCAACAGTTGATAGTAGTAAGCTTCGCGTTGTGTGGATGTCTTAACGGCTTGTTTGATCGCGCAGTCATACTCTTCGAACTGACCTGAGAAGAATTGTTCTGTTGGTTGTTCACCAATGATTCTTTCGACCTTGCCTGGCGAGAAATTCTTCTGCAGACAAGCAATCACCAGTTTCCCGAGATACTTCTTAGTCTGTTCAAGATTATCAAAAATTCCGCGGTTACCTTTGAGTCCGTTTGATGCGCGTACTTCGGCGAGCTTGCCTGACACCTGTGAGTCGCCAACACTAGAAAGACCAAGCAACTCATCACTAGCACCAGGGATTTCCATGATGTTTTTGTCCATGATGTCTTGGTACTGCAAGTACCCAGGCGGGATATTAGGTGGAGAAATCTCACGTACATCTGCATTAACATCGTAACCCTCGTTGACTACAATTTGACGGCCCTGACCGGCTTGCATTAACATGTTCGGGTCAAGCACGGCCCCGTTCTTTGTGATCCATCCCGTGTTGATGATGGATTCCATGATGTCGATGATTTGGCTATGGCGACGGTTATATTGTCTCTGCGCGTCTACAACACCGCGGACGATGCCTTGTATCTTTAGTTCAAAAGAGTCAATGAGAGGCTCATGATATAACATACATAAAACGAACGGATAGTCATCCAATCCAGTCGGATCGGGTCCACTATATAACAGCTGACCACCGACAATAATATTAAGCTCAACAGTACGCTTATGAGAATTAAGTAACTGAAGGCGCGGTGTTCGGTCCAGCATTTCTTGCAGGGCTTTTTCGTCGGCTCTTGTTCCATTCCATTCCTCGGTGACGCCTGTTTCCATATCCACCAAGTACTTTTGCGGCTTGTTGACTCGCTTCCAATATTGGTCGTATGTACAGAGATTTTTTGATATGTAAGTGCTGTTGTATTGGCGATAGATGCCTAAGTACTGGTATTTGTTGTCTCTGATACCTGTTGGGATGTCATCAATGACTTTCTCTGGAACAAACGGCAACAGTGCTTTGATCTGTTCTTTTGACAGAAGCTCCCGTGTGGATGCTTGGTCGCAATCACTTAAGTCCCGCTTCGTAAAGTATGGATCCAGCATCAGTGCGTTAAACGGTTTCCAGTACATTTTAACGTCGCCATTGACCTTGTCGCGACTATAGTCCATGTAGATGCCGATAATGCTCAGACCGGTCTTTAAACTGTGTTCAAAGGCTTCGGAGATGATGTAGTCACTGTTGGCTTTGTCGTACACATAGTAAAGAAGATTTGATAACTGGTCGGCTGTTTGGACATCAGATCCTTCGACTGGGGCACATGCTGTTGCCGTGCGGTTCTCGCGCTCATAGCCAGAATACAGGTTGACCACGCGTCTAATCTTGTTCAACTCCAAGATCATGCGGTTCTGGCGCTCTAACTTTGTGCGCTCGATGTTTGTCCAGTTTGATCCGGCATAAGCCCTTAAGTCACGGTATGCAAGATTGTAGTACACACCCCATGTTCTA